AGATAAAACTGCGTTTCCATTTTGTCACCTGTTCGCGTTGTGTTGTGTCCGCCCATTAGTTGTATCGACAATCGCAAGCCGATGCAATAGCCATGTCGGGCATTTTTTTGGAATTATTCCTCTAGCGGCCAAATGCTGACGACGATGCTGTTGCAGTCGCCCCAGTGCTTTTTTGCATAGACGTCCGCCACCTGCCTATCATCGACCCAAGCGACGCGGTTTAGGCCGTCTTCGATCGCCTTGACAATGTTGCTGGCGTCGCCCGGGCTGGTGTGCCAATAGCCTTTTTTGACCGTTTTCGGCCGCTTAAACTGAATATCGACCGACATGCCAACCGGCCCTGTCAGGATCTCGTGAAACGGATGTTGTGCCCTAAACTCTGCCGCAACTGTCAACTCAAAGTTGACGGTTCGCTGCGGCGTGTAGTGATGCCCTCGCCTCGTCGATCGGCTTCGCTCCTTCGGCTGCGGTCGGGCGTTGATGACGAATTTAATCACGGCGACACCTCGAAAAACTTAACCTCGGAACCGCTCACACAAAAAAACGCCGGCACAACCTCGCCTGATCGCTTGTTTCGAAATCGGCGGCCTAGCGCGTAGGCTTGCGGCTTAGGCTGTACGATCGGCTCGGCCGCTTGCTCTCTTGCTTTCCTCGTCTCGTACACGCTCGCCATCGCCTTCTTTGGCGGTGCTTTGCGCTTGAGCACTCTGACCGGTAGCCCGCGGGCTCGCTTCCAGTTGGTAATCGTGTCCCAGCTACAGTTGCAAAGATAACGCAAATCTTCGCGAAGCAAATTGTCGTCGCCCCTTTCGGCTCTGATCGCGTCCAACTTGGCAAACTGCATTTCGTTATGCCTTGCCGCCTTGATGCGGCCAATGTCGGTTCCGAGATTGTGACGCGATATCGCCGCGTCTCTGTGTCGTCGCGATAGCGTTGATCCTAGTGCGAATCTCTTCGCGATCGCATCCGCTGACATTGGCCAGTTCTTTACAATGTGCTCGATAATTCGCTCGTCTATCTCGACCCTTTTGGCACCGCTCTTGAGCTTAGGCGGCTCTTCGCCTCGACGATCTGCGATCGAGTCGCGAATGCGTGCCGCCGTGCGTTCGTCGCAGTCGCAAATACTCGCAATTTGTGACGCAGCCACCGGCCAAGCGGCCTCGACTTTTTCTATCCACTGCTGCCATGTTGTTTTTGTTCGCGGGTTCATTCTTTCACCTCTCGCCTTGCTTGTGTCAAATCTTGCTCAGTCGCTCGCCCGCTGTCGATTAGTTCCTGCCGTAAAATCCTAGTGCCCTCCGGTGCTTTGATTGCCAGCCGTGGTGTTTTTCCTGATCGGCAAACAGCGACGGAAATGTCGGGACCGATCCGCACCGCTTCGCCTGCCTTCAGGGCGACGACCAGCCATCCGTCTTTTGTGTTGGTCATGTCGGCACCTTTTGAAAAGTTACTGGATATCGTTCACGCCACGCCGGTCCCATAATTGGATGGGCCGCGATTGATTCGTCTACGGCTTGGCAAGCAATAGATAACCGCTGCTTGCACTCAATCGCGGTCCGCCGCTCCGGGCTGTCGCATTCGATCCGCACAACCGGGTCGACCATCCGGCCGCCCACGCAAGTTTTCTCGCCCAGCCCGATCAGCGGCCGGCACGACTCTGGCGATAGCCTGTCGCCAACGGTTAAGTAGGCTTTCAGAAAATTATGCCGTGCCCACTTTTCGGATTCGGCATCGCCAAACGACTCCAAAAAGTTAGGCCAGCCGCCCATGCTGCGAATAGTCGCGTTGATGCGTTGATCGCCGAAGTCGATCCACTTATACGGCCCGGAAGGAACCGCCCGCTGTACGTCGCCCCAGGCCTCGACGGCTCGCGTATCTTCGGCAACGTTGACGCCGGCAAGCTCCCGCAGTTCTGCCGGTTTCGGCATTCGCGGAAGTTCGCGGATCGCCCGAAGTACTGCCGTTTGCATTTGTTCCGGAGTTAGGTCAGCCAGGGCCAGGGAGTAAACCTGTAGCATCGCCTCGCTCGCCTCCACTTGGTGGGACTGTAGAAGCCCCATTAACAGCGTCGAAAATAGCTTTGAGTTGTCCTGATTCTTCAAATCGTCTGAATACATCTTTTGTATTTTGCTCCCTGATCTGCGCAAACGTCTTTGGTTGCGACGGTTTACGCTCCGCCGCTGGTGTTCGGTCGTTGTTCAACCAATCCGCCTCAAAGCCCTCCCATTGCCGTTCTGCCGCGGTTCGGATGGCTTCGTCGGCAGACATGCCAGCCTTGGCCGCTTCGCGTCGGATTCGCACCAGGACGGATTCCGTAACCGGCTTGCGTCGGCACGCCGTCCAGTCTCGCCAGTGGTGTTCGGCGATGTCTTCGGGCCGATCGATTGCTACCGATGGACGCCGTGTCCGCTTTTGAGAGACAGGGACTAGCGGCTCTGCCGCGTATGTATTTTTAGGATCAGGATCAGGGCTAGGGCTAGGGCTAGAGATAGGATCAGGAACAGGACTAGGGTAGATGGTTCCCCCTGTTTGTCCCCCGATCGTACCCCCATTTATCCCCTGATCGTATCCCTGTTTATCCCCCGATCGTACCCCCGATTGTCCCCCGATCGTACCCCCATTTATCCCCTCGATTATCCCACGATCGTACCCCTCTTTATATCCCACTTTATACCCCTCTTTATATCCAGCCTTAGGGGATAGTAAGTCGATCGATTCTTCAATCGGCAAGTCGTCCATGTCGTCTAGGTCAGCAGGGACCGTGACCCAGTAGAGGCCAGCGGTTCGCTTGCCGCATCCTCGATACTGAAGCCAACCAGAGTCGATAGCTCGCTTCCTAGCTTTGTCAAACGTCTCCCATTTGGCGAAGCCAAGCGTCTCCATCAGTTGCGAGTTAAAGAACCGAACCGGCCCTCGGTATCGTGCCGCGTCTTCGGTGTGTAGCACGACGGCGACCAAGCAAAAAGCATCCCGCCCCATGTCCGCCGCCGCACTTGATTTGTGCATCTTGCGGAAGGCCTTGTGGGCGAAAAACTTATCTCGCTTTGGGTAGTCGATCTTAGGAGGATCGGTCATTGCTTTACCAAAAAAACACCGCTGCCCGGATGCTTGACCGGCAATCGCAGAACGCGAATGAATCCGGGCAGCGGCTTGGTTTGTAGGCCGGTCAAGCCTATTTCGTACTACTATAGCAATTTGTCAACCTGTTGACAACTAAAAAACATTACTCTACTTCGCGGAAGCTATCATGCTCCCAAGATGTATCGTCCACATCATCGAACGGCAGCATCGGGACGTTTTTCTTCTCCTCTTGCGATCGCAGAAAATTACACCCGTGCTGCCAATACGATTCTTTTAACTCAACGCCAACAAACTTTCGGCCGCACCTAAGCGACCCAACACCTTCGCTACCGACGCCACCAAAAGGCGAAAATACAACGTCGCCCGGAAGCGTCCAAAGGTCAACGGCACGCTCTATCAACCCAAGCTGTAGCGGGCAAATGTGCTTCTCGTCGTTTTCCGTTGTCGCCAGTTTGAAGTTTAACACGTCGGTTTGGTTTATGTCCCACCAAACCGGCTCCGCGTATCTTCGCCAAATATCGATCGACGGATCGGCCGCGTTTTTCTTGCGTGAAAACGGCGACGGGTGACTATCGTTTGAGCTTCCCGCTTCGCCGATGTACCTGGAGAATCCCTTCGGCCTAACGATAGGCTTGTCGGACATTAGCCCGCTTCCTTCGCTGGGCGGCTTGCGAAAAACGATCAGGTAATCCGCCATGCCTTGCCGCACCTGCGACGTATCACGCCTAACGGTCTTGTGAAGTAGTCCGTTATTGTTGGTCCGCTCTCGCTCTGTAACTGGGCATTTCCAGATCGTTACCCGCGAATGAAAGACCCAACCAGCGGCCTCGAATTCCTGAATGCAAGCCCCAGGAAAGTCTATAAGCCCCGTCGTGCCGTAGACGTTCGCATATCGCGGCAGGTCTTTGCAATGGACCGCACAGAGGCGGCCTGGAACCGTCAACCGATAAAGCTCTTTGATTGCAAAAGCGTAGTGCCGGAAAAACTCTTCATCGCTCGCTGCGTTGCCCATGTCGTTTTCTGAATCGCTGTAGATGTACAGCGAAGAAAACGGCGGCGAATGAATGCAAAAGTCGATCGAGTTATCCGGCAAGTCTCGCATAAGCTCAACGCAATCGCCGTTGTAAAATGTCCAATCCGTTCCGTGCTGTTCGTTCATGCAACCCATTTCATACACCTGCCTTTGATTTTAAGAAACTAGGAATCGTCGGAACCGCCGACGCCGATAAACCGACCCTCATTAACTCGGCTTGATTGCCAAGTCCGAACTGCCTCACAACTTCCGCCATCGACGCTTGCATCAAACCGTGATCGGCACCTTTTCGGGCAATGCTTTTTTCGATGTTTGCGTCCGCGTCGCTGCCGATGATATGAACCTTCACCGGTCGCGTTTGGCCAAACCTCCAAGACCTACGAACGGCCTGATAATACTCTTCAAACGAAAACGAAAGCGACGCAAACACTTGCGTATTGCAAATTTGAAAATTCAATCCGACGCCAGCGATAGACGGCTTAGTCACCAGCACCGGAAACTGCCCTTCGGCAAAGCCTAAAAGTAGATCCTGCTTTTTCTTTTCCGGCATCGACCCGCGAACCTCAACAGCCCCGTCGACATGCTTCATCAGTTCCGAAGATTCGTAATCGGTGTAACACCAAACAATCGCCGGCCGCTCTGACTCACGCACAATCTCCGCAACTCGCTTAGCTCGCTCGGTGTTGGTCCGCCGCTTTTCTTCGTGGATGTTCGTTGCCGAAATTCCTTCGACGTCGAATAGAAAGCCATCAGCGACGCCATCGTATGCAACACTCACAATGTGTCGCTCAACGGTTAGAGGTGGCAAGATATATCCGTCGTCGCTACCGCCTAGATCAGACGGACGCGAAAGACAAACCGCCCATGAAGTTACCCATCGCCAAAAGTCCTTTTGAGCGTGTTTCTTTAGCCGATAGCCGCCTGCTTTCATTGTGTCGTTAATAAACCAACGCGAAAGCATTTCGTTCGACGGCATGACCCCAAGAAAATCGGCGTGGTTGCCTAGCTCTTTGTGGTCATTGGGTGCCGGTGTCGCTGTACATGCCAAGCGGTAAGGCGTTTCGCGGTATGAGTCGATCAACTCCTGTTTGATCTTCCCGGTAAAATTCTTGAGGATCTGCGATTCGTCAAGCACTACACCTGACCAAATCGAAGCGTCAAACTTATGAAGCTTTTCGTAATTGATCAGGTTTATGCCGCCGATGATGTCGCTTTGCTCATCGACCACCGCAACGGGCGTTTCGATGCCAAACTTTTCGGC